GAGCTGACAGAGCCTGAGAAAGTCAACGGCAGAAATATTCTGATTGTGGACGATATCTGCTCTCGCGGTGGGACATTCACCCATACTGCCAAAGCTCTGAAAGAGGCCGGCGCGGAGGAAGTTATGCTCTATGTTACCCACTGTGAGAACACGATCCTGAAAGGCACTGTGTTGACAGATGGTCTTATCTCTCGTGTATTCGCCACTGATAGCATCCTCCGTATTGATCACGAGAAGATCTCCATTTGCAGATGATTATGAAAAGAGGGTAAAACAATGATTTCATACAGTCCTTTGCTCTGTTTGGACTTCTACAAGACTGCCCATGCAGAGCAGTACCCCGCAGCACTGACTAAGATGGTGTCTTATTACACCCCGCGCATGACACGGCTGGCTGATACCGAGAAGGTCACAATGTTCGGTCTTCAGGCATTTATCCAGGAGTATTTGATCGAGGCGTTCAATACTCACTTCTTTGATCGCTCATTGGATGAGGTTCTTGCCGAATACAAGCGGGTGCTGAATAACACCATCGGCACGGACGGCGTTGGTGTGGAGCGTTTGACGGCGCTTCATAAGTTGGGGTATTTGCCTCTGGAAATCCGGGCCGTGCCGGAAGGAACCCGTACCAATATTCATGTTCCGCAAATTGAGATCTCGAATACCAATCCCAACTTTGTGTGGTTGGTCAACTCTATCGAAACAATGCTGTCATGTACCATGTGGCATACTCAGATTTCAGTGGAAGTTGGATATCGTTACCGGCAGATCGTCAATAAGTACGCTGCCCTTACCTGTGACGATGATGTGGTACGGGCCAAGCTGCTGGGCGACTTTTCCATGCGTGGTCAGGAAAGCGTGGAGAGCGCCACCAAGAGTTCTGCTGCGTTCTGCCTGAGCTTCCTTAATACCGCTACAGTGCCGGCTATTCTTTGGCTGGAACACAACTACGCCTGCCGGGTGGAGAATGACGCAGTAGCTTATGGTGCTCTTTCTACTGAGCACAGTGTTATGTGCTCCAACTATGCGGTTGACGGCGACGAGATTACGCACGTGCGGCGTCTACTGAAAGAAATCTATCCGTACCAAAACTTCTCTATGGTCAGTGACAGCTATGACTATTGGAACCTGGTCAATAATATTCTCCCCGCAATTAAAGAAGATGTGATGGAGCACCATGGATGTCTTGCTATTCGCGGCGACAGCGGCAACCCCGTGGAGATTGTAACCGAGACGGTGTTCAAACTGTGGGAAATTTTTGGTGGTACCGTGAACAGCAAGGGTTACAAGGTTCTTGATCCACACGTCAAGGCATTGTATGGCGATAGCATTACCCCGCAGCGGTGCGAGGCAGTGTATAAGATCCTGATGGAGCATGGCTTCGCTATCAACAATGTTTCTCTGGGCGTCGGTTCTTTCTCTATGCAGTGTCTGGAGACGATGGACGGCGGCGAAAAGACTTATGCGCCGTACACCCGTGATACATTTGGTATCGCAGTCAAAGCGACCTATGCAGAAGATGCTGACGGAAAGCCCATCATGATTTTTAAGAACCCCAAGACAGATAGCGGACATTTCAAGAAGTCTCAGCGCGGCTGCTGTAAGGTTGTATATGACTATACGTACCACAACTTCTTCTGCCAGGACGGTTTGACTTGGGAGGAGTCGCAGGTTGGGAACTGGCTTCAGCCAGTTTTCAAGGATGGAAAGCTCCTGAAAATTTATACCCTGGATGAGGTTCGCAAGAATCTTCATGAGGGAAACTTTTGAGAAAAGAGGTGCCACAATGTTAGCTAACCCAAAGCGTACTAAGGATGAGATTGTCCAGTGGATTCGTTCCTACTTTGAAAGTAACGGCCCTGGCTGCGATGCGGTGGTCGGTATTTCTGGTGGTAAAGATTCCAGCGTTGTCGCCGCTCTTTGCGTAGAGGCACTGGGCAAAGAGCGTGTAGTGGGTGTTATGATGCCGAATGGAGAACAGCCCGATCTGGACGATAGCAAGCAGCTGATCAAATTTCTGGGTATCAGATACGCCTATACCGATATCTCCAAAGCAGTGTCTGCGGTAAGTGATCAAGTAGCGCTCAATATGAACGTCAGCGATCAGACGAGGATAAACCTCCCTCCCCGTATCCGTATGGCGACCCTCTATGCTATTTCTCAGTCGTTGCCTCACGGCGGACGTGTTGCTAATACCTGCAACCGCTCTGAAGACTATGTGGGATACTCTACCAAGTTTGGCGATAGCGCCGGCGATTTTAGCCCGCTCGCTAATCTGATGGTGCATGAAGTTATTCAGATTGGGCACGAGCTTCTTCTGCCTATCAACCTGATAAGCAAGATCCCTTCCGATGGGCTGTGTGGAAAAACTGATGAGGATAATCTTGGATTTACCTATGCTCACCTGGATGCTTACATCATGTATGGCACCAGTGGAATTGAGGAAATCGACAAGAAGATTGCCTCTATGCACGATCACAACCTTCACAAGCTCAATCCTATGCCTGCCTACGGAACGACAATTTTTTAATAGGCGGTGAGAAAATGGAAGAGCGTACTTATTTGAGCGGCACCAGTTTGGCCGGTATGTCCCCTACCCGCTCTCGTGTGGAGAACGACTACTATGCTACTCCGTTCGAGGCGACAGAAGCCATCCTTAGCCGAGAAGAGCTGCACGGCTCCATTTTGGAGCCTGCGGCTGGTGAAGGGCATATCAGTAAGGTGCTTCGGGAACATTATCCCAACAGTCAAATTATCTCTACTGATCTGGTTCAGAGAGATGATAGGTTCGGATGTGGTATTGTTGGCGGGGTGGATTTCCTCACTGAGAACTATCCCGAAAAATTCAACAACGTCATCACGAACCCTCCGTTCTCTTTGGCGAAAGAGTTCGCTGAGAAAGCTCTGGAGGTATCCACTGGCAAGGTGATCCTGTTCGCCAAGATCCAGTTTCTCGAAGGACGGCAACGTAAGGATTTCTTTGCCACCCACCCTCCGAAAGCCGTGTATGTATTTTCAAAACGTGTCAATCCTTTGAGAAACGGATTGGAAGTTGACGAAAATGGTAAGCCCTGGTCAAGTACCATGTGCTTCGCTTGGTTCGTATGGGAACATGGTTATACCGGCGAACCTTGCATTCGTTGGATTTAATTTGCAACAAAGTAAATCAAGAGGTGCAGCTATGAAGATGGATAAGGTTGCCGGCAGTGGCAACGACGAGTTCTATACACCGGAGTATGCGATTGCCCCGTTGTACAAGTATCTTCCACCCCCCCCGTGACAATTTGGTGTCCGTTTGACACTGAGGATAGTCTGTTTGTAAAGCTCTTTCGGCAACGCGGCTATACCGTTATCGCAACACATATTGCAAACGGTCAGGATTTTTTCGCTATTGACCCACCGAAGTGTGACTACATCATCAGTAATCCTCCGTATTCCCTCAAAGGCGAAGTGTTTGAGCGGCTATTCCAGTTGAATATACCCTTTGCTATGTTGGTAGGGGTCGTCGGACTTTTCGAGAGTCAGAAACGCTTTAAGATGTTCCGTGAGCATGATTTTGAAATCATGTATCTCAATCGGCGTGTATCTTACTTTAAGAACTACGCCGACCAAAAGCCGTCTCTAAACCCGCCTTTCAGTAGTGTCTATGTATGCAAAGGAATGTTACCAAAGCAGATTATCTTTGAAGAAATTCAAAAAACCTCATAATAGCAACAAAGAAAATTATTGACTTTATGGAGACAGTATGATAGAATAAAAGCAGTTCGAGGGAGATTGTAAATCCCTCAACCTTCCGTTTAGCAACAAAGAAAACCAACAAAGGAGGAACTAATTTGGATTACCAAACTGCCCTTTTCTGCGAGTTCGATCGTTACGCCGCAGAAAGCTATTGCGCCGTTCATGGTGTTGATCCCACCCTTAACATCGGAGATATTACCAAAGCCGATGAGAAGGTTGTGCCGGATTTCAATGTCATGTTCGGTGGAAGTCCGTGTCAGGATTTCAGCATAGCAGGCAAACAGGGGGGGGCTGCATGGACTTGTAAGCATTGCGGCCACGTATATAATCCCCTGGAAGCTCACTATGATCAACGCGACCATTGCCCTAAGTGCGGATCAACTGAAATCGAGAAGACCCGCTCTTCCTTACTGGTCGAATGGCTGCGTTTCCTAAGAGAAAAGAAGCCTCGCTTCGCTATCTACGAGAACGTTAAAAATATTACCGGTTCTCGCTTCTATGCCACTTTTAACCTCTTTGTCAAAGAGCTGGAAGACTACGGTTACAACGTCTACTGGCAGGTTCTGAATGCAAAACACTACGGAATCCCCCAGAATCGTGAGCGTGTTTACTGTGTCATCATTCGTAAGGATTTAGATAATGGGAAGTTTAAGTTCCCGTCTCCTATCCCTTTGAAAAAAGCGCTGGTAGATATGCTGGAGGATAAGGTTGACGAGCGATACTACCTGTCTGATGACAAGGTAGCTGCCATGATAACCCCCCCCGTTCAGACAAATCAGTAACACCGTCCGCATCAGCGGAAGAGGTTCCACAGACCACCACTGCTGGGACTTGCTCACTTGCCGGTGTGAAGCTGAGTAAGAAAGGCACCCAGTTTGAAGGATACTGTGAGACGGCCTTGACTTTGCTGGCCCGTGACTATAAGGGCTTTGGAAATCAGCAAATGACAGGAGTTATGGAGCATAATGAGTAAGCGATATATTATCCCCGCTGCAATTCGTGGAAGATATGCGGGGGGGTAAGATAATACAGCGTTTGGAAGTTCGCCCTAATATGTGTACCAACACTTTGACGGGTGTTCAAAAAGACAATGTATTGATTGAGATAGATGAAAGCGAGGAAGCTAATGTGAAAATCGTATGTGAGCGTCGATGCGATGAAGGTGTGCGTTTTTTCAAAGATAATGTCTGCGGCACTATTCGCACCATTGATGGGGGGGGGACAAGAGAGTGATTGAAAGAAGTCCTACGTCAGAAGATAAAATCACAATGATTGGCGGCTTACAAAAGCACCAGACTCCAAGAAACGATGGTATTTGCCCATGCATAAATAGTGCCGCTGGTATGGGCGGCGGACAAACACCTATCGCAATACGCCCGAGTTTTCGTGTCCGTAAACTTACGCAAAAAGAGTGTTGGCGTTTAATGGGTTTCCAAGATCAGGACTTTGAACGTGCCAAATCCGCCATGAACGAAAATATCTATGGTGGAGCAGATAGGAGCGGGTCACAGCTTTACAAGCAGGCTGGAAACTCTATCGTGGTAGACGTTCTCTGTGCCATTTTGGATGAACTTCACAGTGCTATGCCGTATCTCTTTGAAGATATGACTGTTGGTTCTTTCTTTTCCGGTATCGGAGCATTTGAAAAAGCACTGTCTACTTTTGATATTACCGATGTTAGCGACAAAGTAAATTATTCTGATAAGAATGATGAACTGAAGCAGCTCGGATATATCAATGATTACAATGGAGACGCCAATCGTGTATATGATGGCGAAACCATTGCACGTGCTTTGAAAGCCGAAGCGGGAGGGGGCGGAGCCAAGACTGGATGGTATGCTCTGAGAAGCCCGGAGGTTGACCATGGAGAAAGTCAGAATTAAGCAGGCCACCCAAAAAGGTTATATCGAGTGTGCTGTGGGGGGGGTAGCGGATTTATCTTACCCGTCCAGTAAAACTCGAAGAGGTCGAGTCCAGGAAGGTGGTTGGATTTGTCCAACTATCACTGCAACAGAAACCGGCATTTGTCGGATAGAAAGAGGTGATTCATATGAGCATTGCGTTGAGAAACCGCCGTGAAGCATATGACCAGATCGAACCGAAGCGTCCTAATCGTAAGGCTATGATTTTGGATATTCTGACCAGCGGTGATCCTGGCGGTATGACTGCTGATGAGATTGGCGAGAAGCTGGTCTCTGAGGGCAAAATCCCCACCAACAGTCCGAACTTCACACGGCCTCGTCTGACAGAGATGAAAGCCGAGGGCAAGGTTGTGATCGTCGGTAGGCGTCCTGGCAAGTCTGGGTGCAATACGGCAGTCTGGAAGGTGAAGCGCTGATGTATGGTGAATACACCTGTCTGGACTGCGGCAAAACCTTTGACGATCCGAAGCGATGGGAAGAACGCCATGGGTTAGATTCTCCGCCCTATGAGGATTTCAGCGGTTGTCCTTACTGTGGCGGAGCTTATACCCGTACTATCCTTTGCGATGCCTGCGGAGAACCGATAGTCGGCGATTATGTCAAAATCCAAACAACTGGCGACTGCTATTGTGATGAATGCTTCATGATGAAGTCGCTGGGCGAAGATGATCCATGAGAAGAGGTCGTGAAATGAAAACTTCAGTCAAACGGCGTGCGAAAAACTGCATACGGGGAGCGGTTTTATTGGCCTGTTTTATTGCCGTCTGGTATGTGGCCTCGTGCTTCACCCAACCGCTGTTTATCCCCGCCCCTGCTACCGTCTGGGAAGCAATCGTCGGGTTGGCAGAGACAGGCCAGTTGCAAAAAGGACTTGCCTACTCTTTCCTGCGGATTACTGGTGCGTCTGCTCTTTCTATGCTGGTAGCAATTCCCCTCTCCCTTCTGATTTATGGCGTGAAACCTATCAAGGAAACTATCATGCCGGTTGTTTCCTTCCTGCGGTATGTTCCCGTAACCGCATTTTCTCCGCTCCTGATCCTATGGTTTGGGATTGGGGAGCAGATGAAAATTTCGTTCCTATTTATTGCAACGTTTGTCTACTTGCTGCCGTCGATCCTGCTTTGCTTTAACGACGTACCGCAAGATCTGATGGATACGGGCAAGACAATCGGAATGACCAGTTGGGAGACAATCAAAGAAATCCTGCTCCCCGCATCGCTCCCTTCAATATTCAGTACGTTCCTTATGATGTATGGCATTGGCTGGACATACTGCGCCGTGGTAGAGGCAACCAACGCTAAGTACGGCTTGGGCTTCATCATCAATGTAAGCTCCGCCAGAGGCCGTACCGCCGTGGTGTTCGGGGCAATCATCGTAATCATGTTGTTCAGCTTCGTTTTTGACAAGCTGGGGAACTTGCTGATCCGAAAGATATTCCAGTGGAGGTACTGCGATGATCAAGTTGAATGATCTGGCTATTGGGTACAACGGCGAAGCAATTCTGGAGCACATCGACCAGGAATTTGACGACGGTTTGATTTACGGTATTTTGGCGAAGTCTGGTGCCGGTAAGACGACCCTCCTCAAAACCATCTCTGGCCTTCTTCACCCTGTTCATGGTGAGGTTGTCATTGATGGCACTACCTATCGGAACGCCGACAAGAACCCTGTGTACATGATGCACCAGCGCTATTCCAACTTCGGATGGCTTTCCTGCACGGAGAATGTGCTGATTGCCCAACGGGGCAAAAAACTCCGTAGCCGCGATGACGCTATCAAGGTACTTGCAGCGGTTGGGTTAGAGCAGTATGCAGATAAATGGCCGTCTCAGCTATCAGGTGGTATGCAACAGCGCCTTGCGTTGGCGAGAACACTGTATGTCAAGCCGAAATACCTACTTATGGATGAACCATTATCCGCTTTGGACGACAAAACCCGTAGCAAAATGCAACGTTTGATTTTGGATGTCCATGCTGAGACAGGCAACACAATCATTATGGTAACGCACAGCCAGGACGAGGCGTTCAAAATGTGCGATAAAATAATCAAATTTGAAACGAGAGGAGCTGTAACAAACCATGGCAGGTTTATTTGAACGCATGGGACTGGTTCGTACCGAATACGAAGGTATGCCTGAAATCCCTATGCAACCCGTATCCGAGCCTATGTACGCGCCTGAGACGCCGGTAATTGACGCTACTCAGGTGTCCTATGATGATGTGATCGCATCCATCTATCAGCAGGGCGATATCGACGACGAGAACTCGATCTTCAAGATCAAAGCGTATATCGACATTCTGCCCCAGGATATGACTAAGGCCAAGAAACAGGCGTCCATCGCCGGCATTCTCAGCGTCAATGGGATCAATGTGGATGATCTCATTGAGGACGGTCTGAAGCGTGGTCGCGCCTTGGACGCTGCCGAGGATAGTATCAGGGCGGAAAACGATGCGCTGATCGCTGAGACCGAGGCGGATATCGAACATCTGAAGTCCCTGATCGAGCAGGCGGAGGCCAGAATTGAGGAATCCAAACAAAAGACCTCTGATTCCAGCGCCGCCATCCAGAAGGAAAAAGAAGCTATCAGTCAACTCTTGGAGTTTGCGAACGGCGTTGCCGGTAAGGAAGGAGCACAGTAATGGGCATTGTGATTGGAGCGGTAGCGGTTGTATTTGTGCTCGCCCTGATCATCTTCCCCGGTGTCCGGGGTAAGCTGAAAGTCCTCGTTGGAGGGTTCCTCAACATCTTCGTGGAGGATATCGCCAAGACACCCGAGGGTGCAAAGGCTGTTTTCCAGCAAGCCATTGAGGAAGTGCAGGAGCGTTACAACAAGGCTGGTGACACCCTGAATCGGTTTGTGGGCGAGCAATCCTCCGTCCAGAAGAACCTCAACAAGCTATATGGAGAACTGAAGGACGTTGAATCAAAGTGTGAGTCTCTGGTCAGATCTGGCAATATGGCCGATGCTGCCATTTTTTCAACCAGGCGTGAGGAAATCCTGTTTGAAATCTCCCAGAAAGAGGGATACCTGCGAGAGATTGAACCTATGGTAAAAGAGGCTCAGACCGTTTATGAAGCGTACGACAAGAAGCTCCGCGAGCTGAAAAAGCAGAGCCGTATGACTGTCGAGGAAATGAAACTCCGTGGCAACATGAAGGATCTCTTGGGCGATCTGGACGAGCTGCGCCGGGACTCTGCCACTGATAAGCTCTTGGGCAGTGTCCGGGACGGAGCGGAGGATCTTCGCAAAGAGGTTGATGGTGCGATTGTCGCTCACGCAAGCCGTACCACCACCAAAATGTCAATGGCTGAGAAAAATGCGGCGAAAGCTCAGTCGGATGCTTACCTGCAGTCTCTCGCCACAAAGTATAACGGGAAGCCGGCTATTCAGGCTCCACGGTCTGGCGTCACCTTCGACGCTCCTAAATCCAAAGTGAAAGAGGAAAGGAAGTAATTTACCATGAAGAGAATGAAACTCACTACCGCTGGCCGTGTGGTGATCTTCGTCATCGTGCTGGCGCTCCTCGCTGGTATCGGCGGCTTCGGCTACAACTACTACAAGAACAACATCGCAGACGACAAACCCATCAGTTCGGGCACCCAGTCTGGCAGCACGTCCCAGAAGCCCACGACAAAGCCCTCCGCCGGCAAGACGGACACCTCTGATCCCGTGATTAACCTGTCTCTGGATGAGTGGGTGGGCTGGAAGCCTATTATCGACGCTAACCAGGGCTTGACCACGCAGCCTGGTTCAATTTTCGACCAGCTGGGTATTAAGGTCAACATCAATATCATCAATGACGCAACTGCCAGCAGCAACGCTTTGATTACCGGAGAGTTGAATGCTGCGGGTTATACCACCAACCGTACCGCGTTCCTGTCTGGTAAGTTCCAGGAGGCCGGATTGGATGTGGTTATGCCGGTATTCACCAACTACTCCGCTGGTGGCGACGGCATTATTGCTAAGTCCGGTATCAACACCGTAAATGATCTGCTGGGCAAGAAGATCGGCGTTCCCAGATTCAGCGAAGCCCAGACACTTGTGGCATGGTTTGTTAATAAGAGTGACCTGTCCGATGCTGACAAACAGTCTATCATTGATAATATGATCCTCTTTGACGATGCGTCTGAGACGGGCGAGGCGTTCTTCGCCGGCCAGCTGGACGTGGCAGCGACTTGGCAGCCTTACCTGTCCTATGCAACTGAAAACGGCGATGCGCACATCATGTTCTCTACCACAGCCTCTAAGAGCCTGATTATGGACGGTATCGTATTCCGTTCCGACTTTGCCCAGGCACACCCCGACGTTGTGACCGCCTTTATTGATGGTATCTTCCAGGCCAACGCAATGTATACCACTGAGTTTGACTACATCCGTTCTGTCATGCCTATGTTCGCCGGCGTTTCCGACGAGGAGATTAAGGCTCAGTGCGGCGATGCCGAAATGATGGGCTACGCCGAGAATAAGGAAGTGCTGGACTCCACTGCTCCTTCTGTCTACTTCGATATGTGTGATATCTGGGAGTCTTTGGGTGAGACGGTCAATCGCAAGGTGGCTATGACACTCTTTGATAACCAGTATCTGCTCCCTCTGGCAAGCAAGTATTCTTCTACCTCTACCTCTACCAGCAAGCCCGTTGAGCTGACCGAGGAGCAGAAGCAGAAAATCGTCAATTATGAGGCGCTGCTGACCAAATCCATGACCGTTGAGTTTGTGGCTGATACCGCTCAGTTCAAGAACCCCGAAGAGGCATACGCCATCATGGATGAGTTCGTTTCTATCGCCAATACTCTGGATGGCGCGATTATCCAGGTGGAGGGCAATATCAATGCCCGCAACTACTCCGACTCTGGACAGGCGCTGTCTGCTGAACGTGCAAAGGCTGTCGCCAAGTATTTCATCGCTTGCGGTATTGATCCGAACCGTCTGATTACGGTCGGCAATGGCAACACGAAGATGGTTGCAGATCCCGGTTCTGCCGATGCCTACCTGAACCGTAGAACCGACGTGTTCTTCAAAATCATCGAAGAGTAATCCTGCGCCTTACGAGGAGGGGCGTTGTCCCCTCCTCGGGGCACCAACATAATAAAGGAGTGGTCAATATGGATGTAGTGAATGTAGAAATCGCAAATTTGGACGATCTGAAAAAACGGTTCGTTGAAATTTGCGCTACTATCAATCGTCCGGGTATGGAAGACCTGATGGCGTGGTTGGAACGTTCTGACTTCTATACTGCGCCGGCAAGCACGCGCTTCCACGGCAACTATACTGGCGGGCTGCTGGAGCATAGCCTCAATGTGTATGACAAGCTCTCTGGGTTTGTGGCTCGCTATCCTGAACTGGAGATCTCACCGGAGACGGTGGCGGTCACTGCATTGTTCCACGATCTGACGAAGGTGAACTACTACACCGTCAGCTCTCGGAACGTCAAGGATGATGTTACGGGCGCATGGCATAAGGAGCCGTTCTACAAAACGGAAGATCGTCTCCCGCTTGGTCATGGCGAGAAATCTGTCATCATCCTGCAGAGCTTTATCAAGCTCACACGTGACGAAATTGTTGCAATCCGCTGGCATATGGGCAGCTTTGATTGTGCAGTCAAAGGCGGGGATTACGGTATGGGCAATGCTTTTGAAACTTACCCGCTGGCAGTCATGACGCATTTGGCTGATATGGAGGCTACCTATCTTGTCGAGGGTTTAGCAGCAAAGTAAATCAACGGAGGCTAACATGGAAAAAAGCGTTTTTCAAATTCTGAACGAGTACGACATCACGGAGCACCTCAAGAAGAAGGATAGGATCATCTACCTGCCTTGGTCTAAGGCATGGATGATCGTGAAATCCCTCTTCCCCAGTGCCAAGTTTACCATCAACAAGGCCGCTGACGGCTGCATTTACCATACGGACGGAAAGACCGCCTGGGTAGAGGTATCTATCACCATCAACGACCAGACTGAAACGGAGTCTCTGGCTGTTATGGATTTCCGTAACAAGTCTATTCCCATCGACACGATCACCTCTGCCGATGCAGAGAAGTCTATCAAGCGCTGCTTGGTCAAGTGTGCTGCTCTGCACGGCCTGGGTCTGTCTCTTTGGACGGGTGAGGAGCTGTCCAGCGCCGCCCGCAAGAAGAAGGAAGACGATCTGGACGATGTGAAACAGGAGATCCTGAGCGTTGTTGCCGGGAAGCTGGAAACCGGTGTATCCAAAGACACCATCTACAAGGCTATCGAAAGTGTTGCCGGTGTGAAGAACCCCAACGCTATCAAGGATATCGCAACGGCTCAGAAAGTCGTTGAGCAGATCAAGAAACTGGAGGTAAAGCACAATGCTTAATAAGGTAATCATCATGGGTCGTCTTACCCGCGATCCTGAGATCAAGAAGGTAAACAGTGACATCTCCGTGTGCAGCTTTTCTATCGCCTGCGACCGCGACATCGTGAACAAGCAGAACAATGAGCGCGAGACGGACTTCTTCGATGTGACTGCGTGGCGCTCTACGGCGGATTTCGTTGGCAAGTATTTTGGCAAGGGGCGCATGATCGTTGTTGTCGGTCGGCTGCAGAAGCGCAACTACACCGATAAGGACGGCAACAAGCGTTCTGCCGTAGACATCATTGCCGAGAACGTCTATTTCGGCGATTCCAAGAAGGACAGCGAGACTTCTGACAACGCCTCTGCCCCCACCACCGGATATGCTACCGCTCCTTCTCAGAACAGCGACTTCGCAAATGTCGGTGAGGAAGATGGAGAGCTGCCCTTCTGATGGATAATTCTTTTCTCCTGGACGCTATGGACTGGTCATACTCCCGCGTTAGCAGTTTTGATCAGTGCCCGCGTATGTTTGACCTTACTTACCTCCAGTGCATGGATCGCGTGGATAACGCTTTTGCTCAATGGGGTTCACTGGCGCACTCGCTTTTAGAGCGATATTTTCGTCAGCAGGTCGAGCTGTGGGATTTATCCGGCCTCTATGAGAAGGAATACGCAAGAGCAGTTACAGAACGGTTTCCATTTCCCCGACTGGAAGATAGCTACTATGAGCGCGGTATGGAATACTTCGATAATTTCGGTGGACAACTGGGAGACGAAGAAAAAGTGCTTGCGGTCGAAGATCGGTATACCTCTACACTGGGCGGCAGACCAGTGGTAGGTATTATAGATCTGGTGCTTCGTAATAGGTCTGGGCTGATTGTTTGCGATCACAAAAGCCGGGGCAAATGGAAATCCAGAGAGGAACGCCGCAAATATCTCCGCCAACTGAACTTGTATGCAGTACGGGTCAAAGAGGTCTACGGTGAGTGGCCGCATGAACTTTGGTTCAATAAGTTCCGCGAAGGTATCTTGGACAGAGATCCATTCAACATCGTAACTGCTCAGGAGGACATAGACTGGTTCCTGCGTTCCATTGACGACATCTATAAGGCAAGGAGTTTTCCTGCCAAACCTGACCGTTTCTTTTGTGACTACCTGTGTTCTGTGCGCGAGCATTGCGAGCATTCCAGCCAATATGTTACGGAGGAATATGAGTGATGGGAAAGATCAAGGTAATTTTCCTCGACGTTGACGGTGTGCTCAACAGTGATCGTACAGCCCGCAGAACCCAAAGCGGCTATACGTTTGTTGACAACAGGCAAATGAAGAACCTGAAGCACATCATTAACATGACAGGAGCTAAGGTCGTTCTTTCCAGTGATTGGAGATACGACCGAGATGACCCGAAATACAACGGAGACTATCTGGAGCTGGAAGCAGAGTTGTTGAAATACGGGGTTCGTCTTTATGGCTTTACGCCGGAGCTGCCATCCTGTCACAGAGGTATGGAAATTGACTGCTGGTTAAAAGAACATAGCGAGGTCGGAGACTTCGTAATTCTGGACGACCGGACAGATATCGAGCCGAACAAAGATCACTGGGTTCAGACGGTAATGCGTCGGGGACTCGGTGTTGAGGAGGCCGAGAGTGCTATCCGCATCTTGAACGGCAAATGAAAGACGGATTTTATTCGGATAAGACCCGTCCACATGAAGTGGGCGGGCTTACCGAAGAACTGAGGTGATTTTACCCGTGCAGATTGATAGAGAAACAATTTTGCAGGCCAAAGAAAAGCTCGGAGACCGTAACGCTCAAATTATCGTCGAAGAGCTGGGGATTACCGATTTCGATGAGAAAAACATGAAGTGTTGCTGCCCCTTCCATCAGGAGGATCACGCTTCCTTCATTTACAACAAGAAAGCATTCAACTTTCGTTGTTTCGGTAGTTGTGGCCGTAGCTACGACATTCTGGACGTTTTCATGTATAAAGGCGCAACTTATGCCGAAGCCTGCAGAAAACTTTTCGAGCTTGCTGAAATGCCCTATTCTTTCGGAGAGTTGGGTGTGAAAACCAAACGGCATTATAGGTATCCCCATGAGGTTCCCTGCACTGATAAGTCCAAAGTGTACGCATATTTCGAGCAACGTAAGATCAGTCGTGAGACGCTGGATGCTCTCGATGTGCGGCAGGACTCCGAGGGAAACGCAGTATTCAACTACTACGACACAAACGACGTGTTGACGATGGTGAAATACAAACCGTCGCATAAAGTCCAGCATGGTCAAGCAAAATGCTGGTGCCAGCAAAACTCTGATACGGCTCCATTGCTGTTCAACATGAACCGTATCAACGTTAATTCTCCCCTTCTGATTTGTGAGGGCGAGCCGGATTGCCTTAGTGCGATTGAGGCAGGATTCAAAAATGCTGTTTCTGTCCCTCTGGGCAGTTCAAACCTCCACTGGATCGACGAAAACCTGGAATGGCTCGATCAGTTTGACAGCATTATCATTTGCGCCGACAACGATGATGCCGGCGTGAAAATGCAGAAAGAGTGCGTTCCTCGGCTGGGTAGCTGGCGAACAAAGGTTGTAGATATCCCGGCAATCCCCATTGGAAATACTGGGCGGGTAACAAAAGACCTGAATGAGATCCTTTACGTCTGCGGGAAAGACAAGGTGTTAGAGCTGATTTTGGACGCTAAGGACTCTCCTGTTCCTTCCGTAGTTGATCTTTCCGATGTTGAACCGACCGAGTATGAGGATGTTGACGGTGTGACTACCGGGCTGAAAGCCATTGATGATGAGCTGATGCGGCTCTTTTTTGGAACGCTTACTATCGTGAGTGGTCAACCCGGATCTGGTAAGAGCAGTCTTCTTACTCAGCTCGCGTGTAACTCTCTCGATAATGACATCGGTACATGGCTTTTCAGTGGAGAACTTCCCAACGGTGTAGAAAAGTCTTGGTTCAACTACATTTTCGCCGGCCCCCGCAATATCACAGATGCGATCTCTCGTCGGGGTAATCCTTACAAGAAGATTTCCACGACGACGCTTGCCGAGATCAACAAGACCTATAAAGGGCGTTGGCATATCTATCGTGACGACTACGACAACATACTGGATAAGCTCATCGACTCTATGACGGATACCGTGCGAAAACACGGTGCCCGTTGCCTGATCCTCGATAACTTCATGTGTATTGACACTGAAACCAGCGAAGAGGAGCTGCGTTCTCAGACAGATACGATTAAGAAGCTCATTGAGTTTGCTAAGAAATATCAAGTAGCTGTAATTCTTGTTTGTCACCCTCGAAAGATGGACGCCGGAACCAATGTAGGTATCTATGATATCGCTGGAACCAGCAACATCGTGAACCTGGCACATCGGACTATTGGCCTGCGGCGAGTGACGGATGCGGAGCGTGAGAACGCTGCAAAATATTCTGAGAAGCGCCGCCAGTTGCTCAAATACGATGTGATCGTAACTATCGTCAAAGACCGTATGTTTGGCCGGCAGAATATCGACGTTGGCCTCTATTACGATTCCGCCTCCCGCCGTTTCTTCGGCGATATGGACGAGTACGACCGTCGTTTCTCTTGGGACAAGAAGGAGTACAAAGAGCCTTTGCCTCTCCCTCCTCAGCTGCTTGCTGAAGAGCGTGCCTCCGAAGATGAAGCATTTGGAGCGGTGAACGACAGAGAGGGCTAACTATGGTGGATTTCGGAGTATGTGACTGTGGCGGTAGCCTCATCCCTGTTTGGTTTACAGAAGAAGAGACAAAGGTTGCCAATGGCACTATGTATAAGACAGGCCGAGTTCGTAGGGCGTGTTCTCACCTTGTATGTGAGGATTGTCTGAAAAACTTTTGCGTTGACGATACCTTTGACGGGCCGTGGCACAATCGGAGGTGATCTTATTGAGCGGTAACTATACAGCATACCATGTCCATACTGAATTGTCGCTGTTAGACAGCGCGACGAAGTTTGAGGACTATATCGCTAAGGCTGTCGAGCTGGGGCAGACTGCCATTGCTTTTACGGAGCATGGTAACATCTATCAGTGGGTCGCCAAAAAGATGGCCTGTGATAAGGCCGGATTGAAATATCTGCATGGCTGTGAAGTCTATTTGACTGAAAAGCTGTTGCTTACCGATCCACGCACCGGAGAGCAGAATAAGGTACGCGATAACTACCACACCATCTTGATTGCCAAAAACTACACTGGTCTTCAGGAGATGAACGAGCTGATCAGCCGATCGAATCAGGGCGACCACTTTTACTACAAACCCCGTATCACGTTTGATGAGTTCCTTGGTATTTCCAGTAACGTCATCAAGATCAGTGCCTGCCTTGCTTCCCCGTTGAATCGCATGAGCATTACTCATCCTATGTATGAGCGACTGCTGAAGCACTACGACTATCTGGAAATCCAAGCGCACGACCACCCAGAGCAGGTTGCCTACAATCGCCACCTGGCGGAAATGTCTCAGAAATACGGCATCCCGCTCATTGCAGGCACCGATACCCATAGCCTCAACAAATACAAGGCTGAGTGCCGAACGATCTTGCAGTTGAGTAAACACATCGAGTTTGCCGACGAAGATACGTTTGACCTTACCTATAAATCCTATGACGAGTTAGTAGCAATGTTCGCAACGCAGGACGCCTTACCGGAAGCGATGTATTTGGAGGCCATTGAGAACACCAACCGTATGGCCGACTCTGTAGAGCCGTTTGAGCTGGATATCTCGTTCAAGTATCCCATTCTCTATGGTGAACGCGATCGAGAGGTGCTTCATCAAGTTCTTGATGATAACCTACAAGCAAAGATCAAAGAGGGTGCTATCACTCCAGAGCAGATCGAGCCGTTCAAAGCGGCCATTGCTGAGGAATGCCGGGTCTTTGACAAAATTGAGATGTCCGGCTTCATGCTTTTCATGAGTGAATTGGTGACATGGTGTAAATCTCATGGTATCCCCATTGGTTTCAATCGTGGTTCCTGTGGTGGATCTCGTGTAGCTTATGTCACCAATACAACAGACCTCAATCCTGAGACATGGCATACAGTGTTCAGCCGCTTCTGTAACGAAGATCGTAAGGAGATTGGCGATATTGATATCGACGTGTCACCCTCCCAGCGCGATCTGGTTTATGACTACATCATCAACCGTTTTGGTCAGGAAAAGACCGCATTTATTCTGGCAATCGGCACTATCAAATCCAAAGGCTGTATTGATGAGATCTGCCGTGCTTTGGCACTGCGTTGGAATCGTGAACACCAACGGGACGAGAAAGAGTTCCGTAGAGTGATGGCACAGCTCAAAGATGAGAACGTGAAGATCGTTTTTGGAGATGCGCGAGACGGATTTAGCCTGTATTTCTTTGATGAGGCTGGCAATCTTCTTTTGCCCAGCCGCATGAAGGACATCCCCCGTGCCGAGCTGATCAAGCAGTTTTCCAAAGAGTACACAAAACTCAAAGAGGAAAACGAAAGGATCTTTGCTAAGAACCCCTGGGCTGGTAAGGCAAGTGCCAATATCAAAAAGGAGTTTGAGGCAGACGAGGTAGCGGCTCGGGAAAAGTATCCCGAAGTATTCTACTACTACGACGGGCTTCTTGACGTGGCGATCTCTCAGTCTATGCACCCTGCCGGTATCGTGGCAAGCCCTATTACCCTCCGAGATAACTACGGTACGTTCATCTCTGACGGTAAGGAAATCCTGCAGATTGACATGGAGTGTGTGCATGAGGTCAGTTTGGTCAAGTATGACATTCTCGGATTGAAAAACATCGAGATTATCAAAGACGCTTATGAGCTGCTGGGTAAGCCCTACCCGAAGTCTCACGAAATCAACTGGAACGATGAGGCTGTCTGGAAGGATATGCTGAGATCTCCCATTGGTATCTTCCAGTTTGAAGGAGAGTTCGCGTTCCAGATGCTTAGGCAGTACGAGCCGCACAGCATTTTCGACATGAGCCTTGTTACAGCGGCGCTTCGTCCTTCGGGCGCGTCGTACCGCGACGACCTTATGCAGCACAAGCCTCACAAGAACCCCTCTCCTATCATCGACGAACTTTTGGCAGATAACAATGGCTATCTTATTTACCAAGAGGACGTTATCAAGTTCCTACAGCAAATCTGCGGCTTCTCCGGGTCAGATGCAGATAACACTCGCCGTGCTATCGGACGAAAAGACGAAGAACGGTTGAAAAAAGCTCTTCCACAAATTCTTGAGGGATATTGTGAAAAGTCACCGCAGTCCCGTGAAGTTGCAGAGCGGGAGGCAAAGGAGTTCTTGCAGATCATCCAAGACGCTTCCAGCTATATGTTTGGTTATAACCATTCAGTCGGGTACTGCATGATTGGCTATCTGTGCGCTTATCTGCGGTACTACCATCCGTATGAGTTCATCACAGCCTACCTTAACAATGCCAACGGCGAGGAGGATGTGAAGAACGGGAACGAGCTGGCAACGCTTTACGGTATCAGAATTGTCCCGCCGCGTTTTGGCCTTTCCAAGGATAAATATTTGCTGAATACCGAAGAGAAGGTTATCGCCAAGGGTATTTCTTCTGTAAAGTACATGAATGCCGATGTTGCCAACGAACTCTATGAGCTGGCAAAGGCCGGCAAGCCTGAGTCTTTCATGGACTTGCTTATGCAGCTGGACGAGAAAACACACTTGGATACACGGCAGCGGGATATTTTGGTGAAGATCGACTACTTTGCTGAGTATGGCAATTCCAAAGAGTTGTTGCGTATGGTGAACTTCTTTTCTTTCTTCAAGAGCGGAACGATGAAGAAGATCTCCAAGGACAAGGTAACGGCTGAATTGGAACCCATAATCGCCCAGTATGCAACTGATAAGTCCAAAAGCGGCCAGCCAGCTAAAAGCTATACCTTCACTGATTTGCCCGGATTACTTCGGCATTTGGAAGTGATGGTCAGGGATATGCACATTCAGGATTTCGACCTGAAAAGCAAAATGCAAATCCAGTTGGAAAATCTGGGCTATATCGACCTAACCACCAATAAAAAAGAAGATCAGCGAAAACTGGTTATTCTGGATATCTACCCCTTGCGGAGCAAGAAAACCAAAGAGATTTGGGCTTACGCCTTGCAGGTGCGGTCGATTGGCACGGGAAAAACAAATCGGTGGACAATCTACTCAGAACTCTACGATCGCAAACCGCTTCAACGCTACGATACCATTTATGTTCCTATGAATGGATGGGGCGAGCGGCGTGGGTATCTGTATTTGTACAACTACGACTATGTAATTTAGGAGGCATTTTCAATGCACGAGACGAAATCGAAATGGTTCAAGAAAGTTCTTAGGGCGACGCTGTGTTTCTTGGTAGTCTGCGGATCTCTGAGTGCAATGTTGTTCGTCCCGAACAAAGAGGATGAAACACCACAAGTCCCCATCGAAAAGGAACTTTGTGTTTACTCTGCGCCGCCTCAAGTGTCGCCCACACCTACGCCTATTTCTATTGAGGAAGAACCGGCAGAACCCGAGGCAGACCTTAACCCATATGCAGAACTGTCACCCACGGATACCGAAAAAGAGCTGCTGGCGTGTATGGCCTACAGCGAGGCAGGAAACCAGAGCTTTGATGGTTAGGTTGCCGTGGTGCAGGTAGCGCTTAACCGCTATATGCACGAAGCGTATTCCGGCAGTATCAGTGATATTCTCTTCTCACCTTGTCAGTTTGTGGTAGGAGATTACTATGGGTCTGTGCAGATGGAAGCAGTAGATGCTGCTCTTGCCGGCCATCCAGCGTTGGATTTGAATACCGACGTAGTGTACTTCTCTACTGGATCTTTGACCTATGGTAGCTATTATAAGACGATCGGCGATCACGTCTTTCGCACTTATATTTGATAGCAACAAAGTAAATTAAGCAAGGAGGATCAACATGGGAACAGTTACAATTCAGCGATTCACCTATAAGAACCCTATTTCCATGATCGGTGAGGAAGCTGGTGTCTGCTGGGGTGCAGATACCAGTGACCCCGAAAAAAACTACAAACGCGGCTTGGATTGCTTGGAAAACGAGCACGGCAGAACGTTTGAGTTCCCGGATGTCTATATGATCCTGGACGGCTATTCTGCCAGAGTGATCCGTGAGTGGTATACCCACATCGGCGGCGCTCCCACCAGACTGCAGGCCAGTACCAGATATATCGACTATGAAAGCGGTTTCGATTATGTAACACCGCCCAGCATTGCGGGTAACTCCGCCGCCGTCAAAGTCTACGACTGGATTATGAAGTGTATCCAGACCGGCTTGAAGATGTTGGAAGGGTTTGGTATCCCCAGAGAGGATTCTGCGCTTGGGCTTCCTCTGGGCATGGGCACCAAGATTGTGTGCAAGCATAATCTCCGCAACCTAATTGATATGTCGCATCAGCGGGAATGCAGTAGAGCTTATCACGAGTACCGTGGCCTGTTCGCTGATGTTGGTAACGCTCTGAGAGAGTATTCCGACGAGTGGGCATATCTGGTCGATCATTACTTTATGCCGAAGTGTGAATACTTCGGGTTCTGCCGGGAGAAGAAGTCCTGCGGCAGAAAAGGAAGGAGAGCTGCGGAATGAAAATCGTTTGCATTTCGGGTAAAGCCCAGCACGGTAAAGACACTACCGCCAAACTTTTGGAGGAGACTTTGGAAGCCCAAGGCAACCGTGTTTTGATTGCCCACTACGGCGATCTGGTCAAGTACGTATGTAAGACCTTCTTTGGCTGGGACGGCAAGAAGGATGAAAAGGGACGCACGCTTCTCCAGCGTGTCGGTACTGACAAAATCCGCGCTGTCTCTCCTGATTATTGGGTAGATTTCATCGTCAGTATCCTCGACATCTTCTGCGACGAATGGGATTACGTGCTTATCCCTGATACTCGTTTCCCCAACGAGTATGAGATCTACGAGACCTACGGCATGGACGCTATTTTGTTGCGGGTAGTTCGCCCCAACTTCGTGTCTCCGTTGACCGAAGAGCAGCAGAAGCACGCTTCGGAGACTGCATTGGACGATTACCAGTACGACGCTACGATCGTCAACAGCGGCAGTTTGGAAGATCTCAAAGAGGCCGTAAACAACTTTGTGAACAACGCTCTCAAAGGAGAACTCCATGAAGAAACTGACAATTCTGTTTGATGCCGACGATACCGTAGAAAACCTGAGTGATTGTTGGATTGCAATGTTGAACGAGCGTTACGGTACCTCCGTAACGCCGGAAGATGTTCACGGCTGGGATATCTCCCTTGCTTTCCCCACGCTGACGAAAGAGCAGGTATTCGGTGTACTCCATGATGACGAGCTTTGGCGGCGTATCACTCCGATCCCCGGCTCTGTTGAGGTACTCCAAAAGCTCTATGACGAGGGGCACCAGCTCTATATGGTGACTGCATCCAGCTATCACACCTGCAAAACGAAGGTGGAGCGGCTTTTAGAGCTGTTCCCCTTCCTGGACTGGGAACACATCATTTTTGCCTGCAACAAGCAAATGGTGCGTGGTGACGTTTTGATTGACGATGCCCCACACAACTTGGTTGGGGGCGAATACGCCAAAATTCTTTTTGACCGTCCTCATAATCGTAGCTTTGACCATGTAGCTCATGATGCACTCCGGGTAAACACGTGGGAAGAAATTGACCAAGTTATCCACAGCTATCTTTTGTAAGGAGGAATTTTTATGGTTGTCATTAAACGTGATGGCCGTGAAGCCGACTTTGACAAAGGCAAAATTGCCAACGCCATTCTCAAGGCATTCACGGAGGTTGAAAAGCTCAGTGCGGTAGGAGATAAGAACGAGGTGCCCAAGAAAATCTCCACCCGTTTGTATAACCGCTATCAGCGGCGCAACCGTGCGATTTCTGTTGAGGAAATCCAGGACGACGTTGAAACTGAGCTGATGAAAGAGGGCGAGTTCGTAGTCGCCAAAGCGTACATCAAGTATCGCTATGAACATGAGCTTCTGCGGAACGCTTCTTCTCTGGACGGCAAAATCCTCTCTATTGCGGATAACGTCAATGAAACAGTCATCCAGGAGAACAGCAACAAAAATCCCACAATCCTCTCTACTCAGAGAGACTACATCGCCGGCGAGGTAAGCCGCGATATTACTGACCGTCTGCTTATGCCGGATGACATTAAGCAGGCGCACGAAGAGGGTGTTATCCACTTCCATGACAGCGACTACTTTGTGCAGCACATGATGAACTGCTGTCTGATCAATCTGGAAGATATGCTCCAGAA